GGAATTATTACAATGTAAAATTGACGTCCCGTTATTTTTAAGTGAATATTGTTTTATTGATGACGTAAAATCCAATATTAGTAAAGGTAAAGATAAATATAAAGGAAAGGGTAAAGTATTACCACCACCTCCACCTCCACCTGCTAATACTAAATATGATATGATGATTAGAATGGGTATTCCCAAAGAAGCCGTCCTCCAAAAAATGCGTTTAGAAAATAAAGTTACTAAAATAAAAGCATCTGATTTACAAAAAGTTACTTTAAAAAAAACTACGATAAATGTTAAAAAAAAATCAGAGGAAATGCCATATTTAGAAGAATTATTAAATAGAATTAAATTAATTTCTAACTTATAATATAAATGCCTAAGAAATCAAAATCAAAATCAAAATCTAGTAAGAAATCATTTAAAAATTATATAGATGATTTATTAAATCCTAAAAAAAATACCAACAAAGGGTCAAAAAAAAACAGATCATGTGGTAAGAAGCGTACAAATTTACGAAAATCTAAATTTAAGAAAAAATCTAAATCTAAAAAAAATATATAAACAAGGTGATTTCACTATTATTTTTAAATATATTATAATTAAAATATAATATAATTTATAATGACAACCGTTAACGACTTAATAGATGAAATTAAAATAGGGTGTCCTGAATTATCGGATTCAATAGAAAATATAAGAGGGAATATACATCATAAGACGCGGTCAAAAATACTAACTAAGAAAAAGTCTTTACCCAAACCCGCACCTAAAAAACCTTCACCTAAAAAACCGTCACCTAAAAAACCCGCACCCAAAAAAAATTCACCTAAACCAGACAAACAAGTCGCAGTTTCAGATAAATTACAAAAAATATTAGATGCAAGAAAAATGAAACAGGAACCCAAGCCCGCAAAACATGTAGACGATAAAGAACCTGATAAAGAACCTGATAAAGAACCTGATAAAGAACAGGATTTAGGAATACCATTTAGTTCAATAAAAGCTTGTGGTCACGTTAATTTTACCGATAAAAATATACAATTAATCAGGAAAACTTCTTTCTTAAAAAAAACTACATCTACTAAATTTACAAAAATAGAAACAGACCCAGATGGAAACTGTGGATACCACGGTTTATTACAAGGTTTATTCGAAACATATTACTTATTAGGCGATAAGACAAATGATTATCTTAAAAAATTTATTAAAGAAATTAAAGAAAAACTACAAGTAGATCCCAAAGAAATTGTAGCAAATAATAGAAGAAATAATTATATAACTATCCCAAGAGAAATAATAAATCATTTTAGAAGGTTTATATTGGATCTAATTGATCCTAAAAAAAAAATGCCAGATGGATCATCCATACATTATTTTGAAAGAGATGATGAAGTCCCACACTTTATATGGGATGATAAAAAAGAAAAATATTCTAAAAAACGAAAACCTGTAAAATCAATAAAAGAAAATATTAAAAAAAATAATGAAATATATGCAAATATTGAAGGAGGTATCACGGATACCAGTTCTATTTTAAAAGTTAACTGGTTAAGAGAAGAAGTAATAGCAAGACTTATAATTATTTTCGGTATATCTATTCATGCATATTTAACATATACAGATAGAATAACTGATAGAGATTTTATAACATTAGTACCAAATAGTTGTGAAGGCATCAAAAATTGTGGTCATATAATATTTATGGTTAATAATGGTAATCATTTTACATATTTAAAAACAGATATTCAAGGATATGATGAAAATATATTAAAATGTTTAGGGGTTGATGAAGTAAAATCAGACGGTTCATCAGACAGTTCATCAGACAGTTCATCAGACAGTTCATTAGACAGTGCATCGGATAATAATAGTGATGTAGATAAATTATTAAATATGGGATTCATTAAAGATGATATAATTAAAGTATTAAAAACTAATAATTTTGATAAAGCATTAGATATTTTATTAAAAAAACAAAAGAATTCTGATCCGGTGGTTGTTCCAGATCTAGATTTAGGTAATTTAAGCTCATCCAGTTCATCCAGTAAGAAATCAAAAAAAAACTCGAAAAATAAATCAAAAAAAAAACCCATCCCGAAATCGCCGCAGAAAAATAAATCCCGTAGTCATTCATCTAATAGATCCAAGGTTTCGTTAAATTTAGATGATCTAAGTGACAGTAATAATTCAAATACATCCCCGAATTTATCTAGAAATTTTTCAGATTTTAGTATAAATTCATCAAGTGATAAATCTAATAAAGAATCTAAATCTATATCAAATACTTCTGATTTAAATAAAAAATATAATTATAAAAAAAATCCTAGATTATATGAAAAAGAATTATATAAATTAATTTTAAAGAAATTTCCTAATTCACCTGAAACTGATATAAAAAAAGAATATGAGGCAAGAATTGATAAATTAAAATCTAATATGTAATTAAATGGATGATATTTTTCTTTATGATGAAAATGTTAATGAAAATACGCAAGATGAAAATTATATAAATGAAAATGAGATCATATACAGAGATAATAATATTAATTGTGATAATAACATTATCGGAGGTATTTATGATATTGAACAATTAATTAGAAAAGATATAAAAAGAGAAAGATTAACCTTGTCTAATTTAGATTTAAATGAAAAATTTGATACTTATATACAGCATAATGGTAGTGCTTCATGTAATAAATTAAAGTTTAATTTGGCGTCTAATTTTTTGGGCGGCGTAACATATAAAGAAAAAGTTATTGGTCTAAGGTTAAATAATTTCATTTTTTCCTCCTCCGGAACCTCGGCGAGTAATACCATTTTAAGGTCTACATTTATAGATATTGTCATAGAAGAAATACCATATAATGTATGCTGCCAGAATCCAAGGGGTTTAAATATTATTGAAAGAGCGTCGACACACACATACACAATGAATACAAGTATATTAAATTATCAAAAACAATATGATGAAGAAATTATAATATTTCAACCAATCGCAATTCATTCTTTAACAATTAGTATATATTATGATAATAGACCATATATTTTTGACAAAGATGATATTATATCTTTTGATTTTGAATTACTTTTATTAAATAAATAAATATCTATAAAAATAAATTACTTAAAAAAATATCTAATATATATTTTAAAATGGAAGGTATTGATTACAAAAATTTTGACGCCGTTGTTAGTAAAATGCGGACTTTCTTTCGCGATATTAAAGGATATAAAGAAGTTCATACACAAAATAAACTGAGTATTCTTGCTGCGTGTGAAGATCCTACTACAATAGCAACTTATAATTATAATGGCCAACTATGGCCCCTTCCTCAAACAGGTCAAATGTGGCTTGAACATTATCTTTTAGAACACCCAGAAGAAGATGGATTTTTCTGCGTATCAACTTCTTATAGAAACGAACCTGATCCTGTTCCAGGGCGCCATGATAAAATTTTTCCTATGTTTGAGTTTGAACTCAAAGGCGGCATAGATGAACTTAGAAAAGTAGAAATGGAATTACTAGATTATCTAGGTTTTAATGAACATGCGGATGTACTTATGACTTATCCACATGATGATTATGACAACATAGCTAATAAATATGAAGTAGATGAACTTGACCATATCCACGAAGAATATATTGAAAGAGATTTCGGTAAAGCTTTCTTTTTAGAAAATTTTCCTAGAAGAACCTCTCCGTTTTGGAATATGAGACATACTGATGATCGGGAACATGCTAATAAGATTGATGTAATTATTCATGGTATTGAAACTATTGGATCTGCTGAAAGAAGTACTGATCCCGGACAAATGCGTGAAATGTTTCATACTATTTCCGATGGCGGTTATGCAAATATCCTTTTTGCACAATTTGGTAAAGAAAGAGTAGAAAAAGAATTGGAAGATTTTCTTAGTAAAAAGTTCTTTAAAAGATGTGGTGGTGGTATTGGTATGACGAGAATGATCCGGGCCATGAAACTATCTAATTTGATTTAACATCAATATGTTTAACCAGCCAAGTAGATTGTTTTTCCCCTGATTTTTTACCAGGTTTACAACAAATTTTATATGAATTAGTCGTTATATCTTCTATAACTCCTTCATAAGTTTTATTCCCCCGATTAAATGTCACAGTAGCACCTTTATCTAATAATTTTTTCCCTGGTTTTCCTTGTTTTTTTGATACCTTTTTCTTAGGTTCAGAACTATCTTCATTTTTATAATCATTTATAACAATTTCAGGTTTACTAAATGGATAATAATCTATAATATTGTCTCCTAATTCTAGATTCTCTTCATTTATATAATATTCAGAAGTAATACATTTTATTTCATTATATAATTCATTAATTCTTATATTATGTTTTATATAATCGTGTTTTTTATCAGTAATTTCTAGTAAACTTAATTCTGGATTATGAAGTCCTGATATAATATTATTTAAATCAGGTTTTAATTCATCTATAATTTCCTTATAATTTTTATTTATAAGTTCTACTTTTTGTTTTTTAAATAATTTTATAAATAATTCATTTAATTTTTCGGCTTCTTGAGCATATGACGCATTTTTTTTTTTATTGCCTTTTATTAAATTTGGATCAATATCTATATATTTATTTATAGTTTCCCAATTAATCATTTTGTTTAAATCATTTTCTAAATTAGATAAGTTTTTTATATATTTAGGCAGAATTATTCTAATTTTATTACCACATTTAGAGGCATCATCTTTACCACAATTTAAAATAATTTCATTAGTTTTTTCTATAAATTTTTTATTATCAGTACATTTTATACATTTTTTATGTTTTGTATCACTCCGGAATAAATGTTTTTCATTGAAAAATACTTGTATTAAATCTAAATATTCATCCATTATGATTATGTATATTATTATATAATTTATTAATTTTATGATTATAAATTAATTTATTAATTTTTTTAGATTTATATCTTCCATATAATAAATATATAAATAATATTAATATTGAAAAAATTATTAAATGAACAATTAAATAATCATATCTTCCCGTAAATTTTTGTTTTGGTTTGGGAAGTTCATTATCTAAATGTATATTTTTATTAATATTGTTAAAAAAAGATATTGTTTTTACATCAACTAAATTTGGTTTCATCAATTAAATAATATATAGTTTTTTTTTATTTAAACAAACTCATTATTTTTTGTAATTAAGAAAACATATAATATAATACTCGGTATTAAAATAACTAAAAAGAATGGATATAATGTTTGATTTTGTCCAGTCCCATATGATTTTATAGAGCCTTCTTTATTAAATAATAATAAAGGTTTTTTAACAAACAAAGCAATTCCAAATAATACTTGGGCAATTATAACTATAAATAAATTCCTGTCAATATTTATAATCATTTATATATTAATATAAAATATTTTAATAAAAAAATTTAAGTAAAATTAATCACTTAGTTAGAATAAGCTAATCCGCCCATGCCACTCATAATACGGAGGACATTGTAGTTGACAGCGTAGATGTTATTGGGACGGATCGAATCACCACTAGATGCGGCATTAGTCGAATTGGTAGTTACTAATTGAGCATTATCAATTCTGGAAAAGTTACAAGTTCCCGATGGTTGATGTTCTTCTGGTTTAAGAGCAAATGAATATACAGCGATAGCTTGGCCATTTACATGAGAGCTTGTATGGTCGTAGCTACCAAACCCTGTATGATATTGCCATACCTGAGACATAGTAAAATAATTTCTACCTCTCGCAGCAAATCGATCGTGACCATTTAATTTAAGTTGATATTTTGCATTTTCGTCGAGGCCAGTAAAAGTCCCTGCATGGGTTTTGTCCCCTGACACCCATTCTCCCGTCCATACAAGTTCTTTAACTGGATGATTAAAGGTTAAAGTACAAGTTTTGTTATCACTAGAAAAATTTTGATATTGAATTTGTGTAATTAAATATTCATGACTTACCTGAGCGAATCTGCGTCTTTCATCAGTATCAAGATAAATGTAGTCAGCCCATAGTTTTGGATCACCACTTTTATTCATACTGTGAATATCTCCTTTACTATTTAAAATAATTTTAACTTCATGATATTGAAGAGCGATTAATGGCAAAGCTAATCCTGGGTTCTCACAAAACCAAAATCTTAATGGTATCATCATGATTCCATCTGCTGGTTTAGTTCCTTCAACGTTACCACCCATCTGAGACATAACTTGAAAGTTTGTACCCTGGGCCCCGCCCTGGGTAGACCCACTAAATCCACTAGGGTTTGGTTCAGTTAATTCAGCCCAAGCTTCCATCCAGTGGCCATATTGTCTGTCAATAGTTTGGCCACCAATCTCACATTCAACTGTATCAATCCATTGTGCACCAAGGTTGGAGTGATGGCCGGCAGATTTCCCAAATTCATTTTCTAATTCAACATATAATCTGCTAACTAAATCACCATTTCTGGCAATAGTTGCTGTGCAGCGACCTTTTCCTGTTGTGCCGTCAAAAGTACCAGCCCAGGTTTGTTGGATAGATTCCATAGAAAAGTTTGTGTGTCTGCGATAGACTACTTTAAAGAAAGTAATTTGTGGATTACCAGTAAGATAGATGTCTTGTGCTCCGTAAGCTACTAATTGCATTAATCCTCCTCCCATAGTTTTTATACTATAGCTTAGAAAAAAATTTCATGTAAATTATAAAAATAAAATTAAGTAAATTACTTTAATAAATCACTTAGTTGGAATAAGCTAAACCACCCATACCACTCATAATACGAAGGACATTATAGTTGACTGCGTAGATATTATTAGGAAGAGTAGCTGTATCATTACCACTGCAATTAGTCGTTACTAATTGAGCATTATCAATTCTAGAGAAGTTACATGTTCCAGATGGTTGATGTTCTTCTGGTTTAAGAGCAAATGAGTACACAGCGACACCGTGTCCATTTACATTAGTTGCCGCCGCATTACCAAATCCTGTGTGATATTGCCATATTTGTGAAACAGTAAAATAATTTCTATCTCTTGCGGCAAATCTATCATGACCATTTAATTTAATCTGATATTTAGATCCAGCTTTAAGTGCTTGGAATTTCCCGCGACGATCGGTTTTTTCACTTGCGGTTGGAGAGCCTCCCCATCCTTCACCTAAATTTCCTCCCCATGCTCCCGTCCATACAAGTTCTTTAACTGGATGATTAAAGGTTAAAGTACAAGTTTTGTTATCAGTAGAAAAATTTTGATATTGAATTTGTGTAATTAAATATTCATGGCTTACCTGAGCGAATCTGCGTCTTTCATCAGTATCAAGATAAATATAATCAGCCCATAGATGCATATTACCATTACGGTCAGCACCTTCGGTCTGTGCCACTCCTTTTCCACTTAAAATAATTTTGACTTCATGATATTGAAGTGCGATTAATGGAAGTGCTAACCCAGGATTCTCGCAAAACCAAAATCTTAATGGGCAAGAAAATTCTTGTTCTGTATCGCCGCCCCGACCAGGATAATTACCATTTAGATTATTACCCAGCTGAGCCATAATTTGAAAGTTTGTTCCCTTACTCGTCCGCTCGCCGTCATCAAGATCCCCGACAAATCCACTTGGATTAGGTTCAGTTAATTCAGCCCAAGCTTCCATCCAGTGACCATATTGTCTGTCAATAGTTTGACCACCAATCTCACATTCAACTGTATCAATAGCCTGAGCAAGCAAATTCGCGCTTGGAGAAAATGTTGGACTTTTACTTACTAGATATAATCTTCCAACTAAATCACCATTTCTGGCAATAGTTGCTGTAACTCTACCCGCATTCTTTTTGTCTAAAGTACCAGCCCAGGTTTGTTGAATAGATTCCATAGAAAAGTTTGTGTGTCTGCGGTAGACTACTTTAAAGAAAGTAATTTGTGGATTACCAGTAAGATATATGTCCTGTGCGCCATAAGCTACTAATTGCATTAATCCTCCTCCCATAGTTATTTATACTATAGATTAGAAAAAAATTTTGTGTAAATTATAAAATAAAATTAAGTAAATAAATTTAATAAATCACTTAGTTAGAATAAGCTAAACCACCCATACCACTCATAATACGAAGGACATTATAGTTAACTGCGTAGATGTTGTTGGGAAGAGCTGCGGGTTCTGTTGTGTTTGGTCCAGTCGTTACTAATTGAGCATTATCAATTCTTGAGAAGTTACAAGTTCCAGATGGTTGATGTTCTTCTGGTTTAAGAGCGAAGGAGTATACAGCGATAGCTTGACCATTTACATTAGGTTTTCCAACTAAGGGGGTATCCGGTGAAGGCTCGGTATCGACGGGTGGCACCATCGAAGCACTTAAACTACCAAAACCAGTGTGATATTGCCATACCTGAGACATAGTAAAATAATTTCTATTTCTTGCGGCAAATCTATCATGACCATTAAGTTTTAATTGAAATTTATTATTCGCTAGTGGTTCAAAAGATCCAGCTGACGCGAAATACTGTAAGGCGGCTAAGTCGCCGTCCCCCGACCAATCCGTCGCAACATTTACTGGAACAGCTGCGCGAGTCGGACCATACCATTTACCAGTCCATACAAGTTCTTTAACTGGATGATTAAAGGTTAAAGTACAAGTTTTGTTATCAGTAGAAAAATTTTGATATTGAATTTGTGTAATTAAATATTCATGGCTTACCTGAGCGAATCTGCGTCTTTCATCAGTATCAAGGTAAATATAATCTGCCCAAAGAACAGCTTTATCCAAACCCTTTGTTGGGTCTGCAGCATCTTCGGGTAAATTTTGTCCTGTTAAAATAATTTTGACTTCATGATATTGAAGTGCGATTAATGGAAGTGCTAATCCAGGATTCTCACAAAACCAGAATCTTAATGGAACAAATAAAGAACCGTTCGTAGCCGTGTCAAAGCCCCCACCCATGCCAGACATTAATTGAAAAGTTGTACCTGAATTGTCGGCCGGCGTGGTGGCGGCAACATCGGCGACTGTGTACGAGCCGGTAGTACAATATCCAGAAGGATTATATTCAGTTAATTCAGCCCAAGCTTCCATCCAGTGACCATATTGTCTATCAATTGTTTGACCACCAATCTCACATTCAACTGCATCAATCCACTGAGCAATGGGATTGCGTCCGATTTTATAACCTAAATTACGATTACTATCAGCTGTACCATAAGGAACTTCAACATATAATCTGCTAACTAAATCACCATTGCGGGCAATAGTTGCTGTGCAACGACCTCGTCCTCTTGTGTCAAATGCTCCAGCCCAGGTTTGTTGGATAGATTCCATAGAAAAGTTAGTGTGTCTGCGATAGACTACTTTAAAGAATGTAATTTGTGGATTACCAGTAAGATATATGTCTTGTGCGCCATAAGCTACTAATTGCATTAATCCTCCTCCCATAGTTTTTTATACTATAGCTTAGAAAAAAATTTGAGATAAATTCAAAATTAAAAAAACCACAAGAACATTTAATTATAAATTACATATACATATGCATTGGCGCTGAATTATTTTGTTTAACTTTTAAGAAATTATCAATATCATCTCTGTTTAATTTGTATGGGATATTAAAATCTTTAATTGTAAAATTTAGATCTATATCAGAACAGTTTCCGGTTAAATGATAAATATTAATTTTACTAATAATAATTTCAATGCATCTTTTTAAATTACGCACACCTTCTTCTTTACTAGTATATTTATCAATTATATATTCCAAAATACTATCATCTATGATAATTTCTTCATGTTTAAATAAATATGTATCATAAAGTTCAGGTAAAACATGATCCCTACAAATGTTAATTTTTTCCTTTACATTAAATCCTTTTGTATTTATTACATACATTCTGTCTTTTAGAACTCTATTAATTTTTGACTCATCATTAAATGAAAATATAAATAATACTTTGGATAAATCAATATTAATACCTGGGTAATAATTGTCTTGAAACAATGAGTTTTGAGAAGGATCTGTTAAATGCGTCAACATATGAATAATTTCTTCACCTTTAAATGATTCACTAACTTTATCTAATTCATCAAAATATATTACTGGATTCATACATTTGCTTTCGATTAGAATATCTATAATTCTGCCCCAATGAGAACCTTCATAAGTATAGGAATGACCTTCAAACATGGACGAATCTGATTGTCCTCCCAACGCTATAAAAGAGAAAGGTCTTCCAATAGCTTTTGAAATTCCTTCTTTAACTAGTGTAGTTTTACCATTTCCCATTGGTCCTTGTAATGCCAATACATTACCTTGTGATATGGGGTTTTTAATCCATTTACCAATCACCTGTAATATATGAGTTTTGGCATCATTATGACCATAAATAGATTTATCTAAAATAGATTTTGTATTTAATATAAAATCTCTTTTTTCATCAATGGAATTGTCATTATTAATGGGTAAATTCACATATTTATTAAATGGTATGGATATTAATCCACTAATCCATTTATCCATTTTAGAATATTCACCAGTTGAAACATCCATTTCTGATAATTTATCAATATTTTTAATTGCAGTGGCCTTCGTATTTAGGTCCATATCAGATTCATAAATTTTAAATTTCAAAGGCATATTTAAATCATTAATTTCATCCACTTTTTTGATTTCTTTTAAAATATTTTCCTTTTTCTCTTTTTCTAATTTATGGAAATAATTAATATTTTCATCATTATCATTATATTCAGTATTGTCTTCTATTTCTATGAATGCTTCATCTAATTCGTCATAATTAATTTCATCATCGCTATCATCACTATCATCATCACTATCTACATTTATATCTTCTTCTAAATTGTCAGATTCATTTAAATCTTCTTCATCACCAGTTTGTTCATTTTCTTCATCAGATACAATATCATGTTTTATATTGTTTTTTAAAACTTTGGCATTTAAATTTTCACCGTTAAATAAATTCATCAATATATATGACAAACACATTTCGCCTATTTTGTTTTGGCCGCGTGATTTATTATATTTGTTTTTGTTTATCTTCTTCTTTTTTTTACCATAAGAATAATCGATTAAATCTTTAATATTACCTTGATCATCTACATCAGTATCGCTATCATTATCTGGGCCAGGTATATTTCCGTCATTCAAAGGTTTTTGAGACCGAGTAATCATTTTATGATTGTTCATAATTAATATTATAAAATAAAACAAAAAATCAAATTTGAATATAATATATTTAATTATAGACTTTAATATTTAAATATTAGATTATTATTAAATATATTATATTTAAATTTGATTTAAAAAAAAGAATATTATATATTATAGTTATATATGGTGGATCAAATTGAACCTGAAATAAGGAAAATTGATCATGTTCAATTCAGTATCATGAGTCCAGAAGAAATACGTGATAGGTCCGTTGTTGAAATAACTAAATATGAAACATATGATAAAGATGAACCAGTCATAAAAGGTTTATTTGATATAAGAATGGGTTCAACTGAAATGGGTAAAATTTGTGGTACGTGTCAACAAAAAAACATTAATTGTCCCGGGCATTTTGGGCATTTAGAACTAGCAAAACCCGTATACCATTATCATCTTATAAATATGATTCCTAAAATTTTAACTTGCATATGTTTTAATTGTTCCAAATTATTAATCGATAAAGAAAATAATTTAACAAAAAATATACTAAAAAAATCGCCTAAAATTCGATTCAACGAAATATATGAAATATGCCAAAAAGTAAAAAGATGTGGCGAAAATAATTTAGATGGTTGTGGGTACAAACAACCAGATAAATATAAAGTGTCAAATGTTGAGGGTATTCAAGCAAAATGGACCAAATTAGAAATAACTGATAGCAATTCATCTGATATCAAGACTCAATTATTAAAAGTCGAACAAGTTAAAAATATCTTGGAAAAAATTACAGATGAAGATTGTAGATATTTAGGTTTCTCTGCATTATGGTGTCGTCCAGAATGGTTAATATGTTCAGTATTACCTATCCCACCACCAGCTGTCAGACCATCCGTAAAGCAAGATAATAATCAATTAATGATGGATGATCTTACTCATAAATTATGTGATATTGTTAAACATAACAAAATTATAAAAGATAAATTACACAACGATCCTACTATTGATGTAGATAATTGGTTGCAAGTTTTACAATATCATATAGCTACTCTAATAGATAATGAATTACCTGGTGGAATTCTACAAGCGGCGCATCGTTCCGGAAGACCATTAAAAGCTATAAGACAAAGACTAAAAGGTAAAGAAGGTCGAATTAGAAATAATTTAATGGGTAAAAGAGTTGATTATTCTGCTAGAAGTGTCATTACACCTGATCCTAATATTGATTTAGATGAATTGGGTGTCCCATATAAAATTGCAATGAATTTAACTTATCCTGAAAAAGTTAATAATATTAATATTAATTTATTAAATAATTTATTAGAAAAAGGATATAAAAAACACCCGGGTATTAAAAGTATCATAAAAGATGGTAATACAATTACATTAACCGATATTAATATCAAAAATATTTCATTAGAATTAGGCGACACGGTAAATAGAAATTTAATGGATGGTGATTATGTATTATTTAATAGACAGCCTTCATTACATAAAATGAGTATGATGGCTCATAGGGTTAAAGTTATGGAGGGTAATACATTTAGATTGAATGTTAGTGTGACTCCCCCATATAATGCGGATTTTGATGGTGACGAAATGAATATGCACGTACCTCAATCTATCACTGCTGTATGTGAACTTAAAAATTTAGTATCTGTTAAATATCAAATTATCTCGCCACGAGAAAATAAACCCATCATTACTATTGTTCAAGATACTCTATTGGGTATTAATAAATTAACTAAATCTGAAAAGATTTCATATATTAATAAAAGTGCTGGTGATCATTATTTTAATGAAAATACAAATATATATCCAGTCAATGAAACTGTTGATAAAAAAACTATTGTAGATGAATCTACCTATTTTAATAAAATTCAAATGATGAATATTATATGTAATTTATCAACATTTAATGGTGAAATTCCTGAACCGTCTCGGCAATTAATTTTAAAGGGTGAAAGTATTGATTTATGGTCTGGTAAATCTATATTATCATATATATTACCAAAAAATCTAAATTTAGAAATGAATAATTCTTCATATGATAATAATACCAATGATAGTTTTAATAATAAATTAAATAAAGTTATTATTAAAAATGGTGAACTAATTCAAGGTAGTTTAGATAAAGATCTATTTACAAAAACATCAAAAGGATTAATTCACACAATCTATAATGATTACGGACACGATAGAGCATCTGATTTTATTAATGATTTACAAAAAATTGTAACATATTTCCTTTTAATAGAAGGTTTCTCCGTTGGTATTGGTGATATTATAGCTAGTGAAGAAATTAATAATGAAATTAAACAAACTATTCAGGAAAATAAAACACAAATTAATGAATTAATGCAAGAAATACACCTTGATGTTTTCGAGAACTTCTCGGGTCAATCTAATGAAATGTATTTTGAATCAAAAGTTAATTCCATATTAAATGGCGTGCTCAATAAAACTGGTAATATTGGTTTAAAAGAATTAGACCAAAAAAATAGAGCCGTTAATATGGTTAATTCGGGTTCAAAAGGTAAAATTATTAATATCGGACAAATGGTCGCTTGTTTAGGCCAGCAAAATGTTGATGGTAAGAGAATCCCTAATGGTTTTAATGACAGAACTTTACCTCACTATTATAAATACGATGATTCATCCGAAGCCCGTGGCTTCGTTGAAAATTCATTCATGTCTGGACAAACTCCACAAGAATTCTTCTTTCATGCCATGGCCGGTAGAGAAGGTTTAATTGACACCGCATGCAAAACTGCTGCAACCGGATATATTCAAAGAAAATTAGTAAAATCGATGGAAGACCTATTTGTAAGTTATGATTTATCAGTAAGAAATAGTTCAGGATGCATATACCAATTTATATATGGTGATGATGGCATGGAAGGTATTAACATTGAATCACAAAGTTTATTGATCAATAAACTTGATACAGATGGATTATGTAATAAATTTCTATTTCCTGATAATACTAAATGGGAAAACTTGTTAGAACCGAGTATCATTGAAGATATGAAAAAAGATAAACATTACAAAAATAAATTAAATGATAGTTTTACAGATATTTTAAAACACAAAGAATACTTATTTAATATTAATAATACTTTGGAAAATAATATATTATATCCAATTGATATTAATCGATTATGCAAAAATAAATGCTTACAAAAAGATGATGATATATTATCTAATATATCACCATTATATATTTTAGAAAAGAATAATGAATTAAAAGATAAATTAATTATAAATAATATATTTAATAATAATAAAATTATTCAAATATTAATTGATATTCATTTAAATCCTAAATTATTAATAACTGATTTTAATATATTAAAAGATGAATATGAGGAAATATATGAAGATATTATATATTTATTTGAAAAATCAAAAATATCTCCTGGCGAAATGGTTGGTGTTATTGCTGCTCAAAGTATTGGTGAACCGGCCACTCAAATGACTCTAAATACTTTTCACTTTTCGGGTGTATCTGCAAAATCTAATGTTACCCGAGGTATCCCAAGATTAACTGAACTTTTACATCTCAGTAAGAATATGAAATCTCCTTCAACTATTATATTCTTAAAAGGTGAATTTAATAATGATAGAAATAAGACTCAATATGTGAAGAACAAATTAGAACATGTTGTCCTTAAAGAACTTATAACTAATAATCAAATATACTTTGACCCTAAAAATGAATTATTCGAAACAGATATGGAAAATGATAAAGAATTATTATCTATTTATAATGAATTTAATAAATTACAAAATGGTAATGTAGATTTTGAAAAAACTGCTCCTTTTATCATTAGATTTGTATTTGATAAAATTAAAATGATGGAGTACAATATTATTATGGATGATGTATATTTGGCTATTATGAAATATTTTGATGGTGATAATAAAATTAATTACTGTTTCTCTGATGATAATTCTAAGGAATTAATAGGTAGAATTACTATTTCAGAAGATATGGAAGGTGATGAACAAGAAAACGGTTTATATGATCAAACTAATGTTATAACATGCTTCAAAAATATTATGAACGATGTATTAGATAATGTTGTAATTAAAGGTATTCCTAATATTGAAAATTTAGTTATCCCTGAACATAAAACAATCGTTAAAGAAGATGGCGAATATGTTAATAAAACTGAATATATATTACAATCAGATGGTGTAAATTTACTTGAAATATTTAATTCTAAATATGTGGATTTTACCAAAACATACTCAAATGATATTAATGAAATTTATGAAAAATTAGGTATTGAAGCTGCTCGTAATATCCTCGTTGAAGAAATTAGTTCAGTTTGTGATGATGCTGGTGAATATATTAATTCTAGACATATTGAATTATTAGTTGATACTATGACTAATAAAGGATATTTAACAGCTATTAATAGGCAAGGTATTAATAGAGGTGATGTAGGTCCATTAGCTAAGTCTTCGTTTGAAGATACTACTGATCAATTTATTAAGGCTGGTATATTCGGTGAAAAAGATAGATTAAAAGGTGTATCTAGTAATATTATGATGGGACAAACAATTAAATCTGGTACGGGACTTACGGATCTATTATTAGATGAAGATAAATTAATTCATGAATTAACTGAATTAAATTATACACAAAATGAATTTATAGAAAATGTTGACGATAATATTGATACTTTATTAAATGATAGTGACGCATTAATAGATGAATACTGTAATGATGATAATTTTGCCTTTTCTATTTAAATTTTAATTATAATTTAATTTACTGATTTTTTTTCTAATAATTTCTTCATATAATTCTTCTGGACACTTATCTAATAAATCAATAGTATCTGGACTAACTTTTAATTCATCAGTATTCATTAAATTTTTCCTCATATTATTACACTTTTCTGATAAAGATAATTGATTACTATATGTTCCTTCTTCTGCCCCATGTGGTCTAAATGACGTAGGCATTTCTTCTTTAAATTCGTATTCAGCTTCTCTCAATGCTTTCTTAATGTCTATACCTGATAATATTTTTTCTATTCTTTCTTTTAATATTTTAGATTCTTCATCGTCCGATAATGGTGTTATAGTAGTTCTATCACCTTCCTGTTTCTGTTTATCAGCAGTACTTGTCTCCGATATATCAATATGTAATTTATCTTTACTGGGTTTATATATATCAGCATCATCCATGGATAACATGTCACTTAATAGAGCTTCTTTTTTAGGTTCATCTAATCCTGGTAACATAGATTTATTATCCGTTTTTTTATCAGGCATATCAGGCATATCAGGCATATCAGGCATGCCTGGTATTTTAGGTTGTTTCATTCCAGGAGGTTTTCCTAAATCTCCTGGGAATTTAGGAGCAATGGGTGGTTTATCTAATTTAGGCTCATCAGGTTTTTCACCAGGTTTCTTATCATCACCAGGTTTTTCACCAGGTTTCTTATCATCACCAGGTTTTTCACCAGGTTTCTTATCATCACCAGGTTTTTCACCCGGTTTCTTATCATCACCAGGTTTTTCATCAGGTTTCTTATCATCATCTGGTGAAAACACATCACTTATTCTACTAAATATGGATTTTTTTGATGGGTCTCTAGAATCAGGTGACGTACTCATGGAAGATACACTTGTATCATTTGATACTGAACTACTATCAGAAGAAATATCCGTAGGTTTATAGGAAGTTCGTGATGACGGAATATATGACGAGGGCAAAGTTGCACTAGCAGGATTAAAAACAGAATCACTATCACTAGATGGTTGAGTTTTATTCATTTCTTTTGCCCAAGTAGGGACATCTCCCGTGGCAGTAGAACTTAATGAAGTTGATGGTAAGTTTTGAGATGTATTACCAACACTTATATCACTATCTGTTGAACTATCACTTGGTTTGTAAGAACTATCGCTAGATAAACTTTGTGAAGCTCCTGGTGAACCCAATGTAAGGGTAGGTGCGATAGGTGAAGCAGAGTTTACCGGAGCAGTGGGCACACCAGTATCAGGAACTGATGCGATGGGTGGTAACGGTGCATCAACAGGTGATGGTATTGCTTGTCCGGGTAAATCACCTACACCACCTGATTGTTCTCTTTTATTTCTATTAGTATCTAAATAATATATTTTTTTTAAAATACTATTTATTTTAGATTTTGTGGAATTTTTTTGTCTTAATATTTCTAATGAAAAATATTTTGATAATAATGATAATCTATGTTCATAAAATATTAATAATTTAATTTTATCTTTCTTAGGTATTTCTAATACTTCATCAGATAAAAATACTAAATTTTGCTTATTAAATTTTAATAAGACATCTCGTGGATTTTCACACGCCTTATTACTACTAAAGGATATATCTCCAGTAAATAAATCAAATAATGATGTTGGATCTTTCGAGCAATTTCTTAATTTAGCGGATATTATTTGTTTAAATAATTTATCTGATGATAATAAAGTTGATGATTGCATTAATGTATCTTCTATATCTTTAACATCAAACAATTTATCCATTAAAATCATATTTATTTCTGTTTCAAACGCTTTATCATATCTATCATTGTAAGTTACAACCGCATAAATATCAGTATTTTCTTTAACATACCCAGGATCTGTTGGATCTTTTCTATCTATATTATAATCTATTATATATTGAAATAATAATTTTAAATTTTCTTCTAATGAATTATCTAATATTGAAGTATCGATATTATCATATATTAATCTTTTACTTATTTTTTGTTTATTATTATATATATTTTTTAGGATATTTGATTTTTTATATAAATCATCATTATCTATTATTTTTCGTAATTCTTCCATTGAAACCATATGAACATATTTATTAGTCAGATTATTTATAAATATACTTGTTGCTGGTAAATATTTCATAACATTATCAGTAAATGCGTTTTCAATTATATTTGTTAATTTCTTAGATACGCCTACCCCCCCTCCTTTTTTTGATCTTTTTTTAGATAGATTTTTCCTCTTTATTTTCTTCGCAGTTAATTTTCTATTTTTATTAACCATGTATATATATAAATAATATATATTTTTTTATTAATTAATATAAATTTATTACATTGGTCTTAATGTATTAAGTTCTCGTTGAGAAGGATTATTATGAATCATGCTATGTAATGGTTCCATGGGAAATGGTTCAGAAATACGTCCCGGTTTTATAGGATAGGTTGATCTAATTTTGGGTGGTGTTTTAATATATTGAGGTAATCTATTATCATACATATTTTTCCCCTTCATAGCCATATTTGGGTTTTTATTACCTTTATTCTTTTTAACTGGTGTTCTTTTAATTCTTTTTTGTCTTTTCATTGGCGTCCTTTTTTTCCTTTGTTGTTGGGGTGGTTTTGTTTGCTTTTTATTTTTGGCAGGAGTTTTTTGTGGGTTTCTTTTAGGGGTCTTTTTTTTTTTGATAGATTTTTGTATTTTTGGGAAGTTTTTAAATTTTCTTTTAGATAATTTCCGGGGCTTTTCCTTATCCATAGATTCTAATAATTCTACATATCTTTCAGTATTCATTAAAGACATATCTGAGCTATCGTTTAATTCACTAACATAACCAAGTAGTTTAGAATTTATGTGTCTCATACTAGTTTTTGAAGATTTCCGACCATTATTTGATATTAATTGAGATAATATTGAAAATACTTTATTTTCTAAAAATTTAATTCTTTCTTTATTTTCTCTATTTTCTTTTTCTAATTTTTCAGGATTTTGTTTCATTAAATAAAACCATTGTTTCTTTAATAATTCATATTTGTGCATCATCTTAATTTGTTCAATTAATAATTTTTCTAGTTCTTTATCATTCATATCTAATTCACCGTCTTTTTTCTTTTTAAATAAATCAATAATAATATCTTTATGTTTTTCTGCTAAATCTTGTTCATCTTCTTCTTCATCACCCGCATCAACTTCATCATCATCGTCTATTTCTTTATCGTCTACTTCATCAACATAATCTTTATCATCTAAACCTTTAGGTGGAGGAGTTACACCATCACCTGGTTGGCCTGGTTGGCCTGCCATAGGTCCTGGTTGGCCGGGCATAGGTCCTTGTTGGCCGGGCATAGGTCCTTGTTGGCCAGGCATAGGTGGTCCTCCTGGTCTTTGCGGGACTCCTTGTTGCATAACTGGTCTGGGAGCAACAGCACCTGGGGTTCCATATCTGGCGCCGGGTTGAGTAATAACTCTTTGACCTGAATATCCTCTATTTGTAGCATATCTTGCAGAACGATTTGATGCTGCGACTGCTCTTTGAGCTTCCATTAATTGTCTTTTTAGATCAGTTATTTCTTTTGTATTACCCCTTTTTAATGCTTCTGCTAATGCTGCTTTAAGTGCTTTGACATCTTCACTATCTTCACTATCTTCACCACCTTGACCTGAACCTTGACCCTGGTCGGGTATTGGTTGAGAACTATTATATTCTCTTAAATTTGTAATAAAAAATTTTCTTGCGGTTTCATTATCTTTTTTTTCTTCTTCACTTACATCACCTGTAATTTGATAATATAATAATTGGCGTAATTCTTGAATATCGGTATCTTTCATTCCTCCACCCGACACCGCAGACCGTACCCCGCCGCGGCATTTGATACCTATTTTTTTGGGGATATCGTCAAAAAATTTAGTGATTTGGTCTAATAAATGCTGCATTTTATCTTTGATATCCTCTGTTGGTTGGAACCCGTACGCGCCCGGATCACTATGTATCTTCTCTCTTTGCTTAAAGAGTACGGAATCAAACCAACGAGATATTGTAAGTTTACCTCCTCCCAGTCCTCGACAGTATAAATCTATAAATTCTGTTTCGCTTGTAAATTTGTGTAATTTTTGATGAAGCTTTTGTAAAGTCGCCTCCTTATCCACCTCGGTTTGGTTTTTAGTGTTCAGGTACTGCTCGAAACCCTCATATAATTCAAGTATTTTACCTTCGATAGCGACGCCCTCGGGTCGGAAGGCCGCCAATTTTGTTTTCCAATCTGGATCAAATGAAAGCGACGAATCCGGTCTGGGGCCAGTTTTTGGTGCACTGATGCCAAAAACGGAATCCAAGGCTTTTAGGATGAAGTTTTGGTCGATCCTTAACTCACTATGCGAATTTAAAAACTCCGCACGAAAGGAGTCTAATCGTCTTTTCAAAAAAATAACCTCGACTTGCGTTTGTTTTCCTGTGGCTGTGGCGGTGGCGGCGGCGGTGACGGCGTCTTCGGCGGTGGTGACAACAGCGCGTCCATCTTCTTCAAGCTCTTTCAGCTTTTTATGAATTTCTTCGATTTCTGAAGTTATTTTATAGATTTGTGTAATTTTTATGGATTTTTCATTCAAATATGCGACGGTTTTCTCGACGTACGGGCTGATCTGATCTTTTACGTCAGTTTTTTCCCGGTCCAGAAAACGTTGGAACATGAGTTTTTCATTTTCGAGCCAATCTGTCATTTTACCATCCTCATCTGTAAAACGTTTTTCAAGGTCGGCTGTGCCTTCGTTAAATGTTCTTTTTAGTGTGTCATATAATCCTTTAAGGTCCACATCAATATTTGCCTCCATAGAATCTAATTTTTTTTTGATATTATCGGCGATTCTATTATCAGATTGTAGTTGAGCCTTTAGAGATTTTAAGCTAGCGGTTGTATCGGCAGAATCTAATTTGTTCTGTGCTACCTTTTCCCTGAGTAGATGTAATTGTTCATCGAGTTCATTTTTTTTTTCTGAGACGGTATTTTTTATTTCTTGTAAGGCTTGCTGTATGCATGTAGTTACCTCTTCTCCAAAATCGCGCCCATTTAATACTTTTTTTCCAGCTTCATTTACCGCCCCCTTCACTAAATTATCTATTTGGCCCACAAGGGTGGACTCCGCTAGGCCGATTGCTTCTTTTAATAATTTTGATCGAACTTTGCTGCATTCATCCAGGAGTTTTCCCATATCCGTATGCTGGTCGACGGATTGCTGTACCTGGATATTGGCATCATCAGTCCTTTTTTTTATCATCTCTAAAAGTTTATATTCATAATATTCTTCTATACCGGTCTTATTGCCTATAATTTCTAAATTGGGACCCATAGAACCTACGTTGATGCAGAGCTTTTGTTTTTGATGAATTCCATAAAATTCAGTTACTAAATCTTTTATAAAAGCTTCGCCGCTGTAATCGCCACATATGAATATATCAGCAAAAGCTGTGAAAAAATCATCACTTATTTTATGATTTAAAACTTCAAGTACTTTTTTAAATGCACCTGAATTACCACTATCCTTTATTTTTTCTAACATATTCAAATGACCATCATTAATTTCATTTCCACACTTCAATTTGGAACTTTTTATTTTCTCAATTAAATTATTAATTAATTTTCCAAATCCCGCTTTCTCTATTTCTCTATATTGTTTTCTCAGCCATAATGGAAATGGAAATGGTAAGCACGTCTTAAAATTCGACTCAGTGATTTTTTTCTCTTCTTTTACAGCAAGCTGCGCCGCGCGAGCCGCAGGGGCGGTCTCGCCTAATCCCGCGGGCGAGGCAGGCAAGCCCATGGGATTCTCAGTCACCTCCGACGGCAGCCCAAAGTTTGACAGCTCCGTCCCCTCTGGTTCGCCCGCTGGTTCGGCCGCCCGGTTCGGCCACCCGACCTGCGCCCACACCCTTGTACCACCTTTGAGACCTTTTAGCGGCATATTACAAACCTTCATTAATTCATCTTTACTATCACGAGGCACTTGACTGGCAAAGACACCTCGTCCTTTTTTTCCACCTATATTAGTCAACCAAACATTAAATAGTCCTCCAGCATATTTTATATGTTGCTTTCCTTCTGGATCTTTTCCTTTATTGATTATAGCATTTTCTGCTCCCGTTAGAGTATCTGTTGTTTTACTATCAAATATACTTGTCCCCTGTGGTTCAGTTATAAGTGTAACTTCTAAATAGGAAACACCTTCTAATGATTTAAGTTCGACTTTAATATTATCTATTGGAAATTTATCTATTTGGCCGCGTTCTAAATTAGCGTAATCCAAAATTTCATCACGTAAATCTGTCATTTCTTGCCTTTTTGCTGGATCAATTGGCTGACTAATTGCATTTCTAAATGGAAAATTATCAAAATCAGGTATTTTCCCATCTTTTGATAATATTGATACATATAATTTCATTGAAGACCAAACATCCCATGTTTTATTAGTACCAGGTGAACTTGTTATTTGTGTCCCCGCTGGTAATTTTAAAAGTGCTTTATCCCCTCCAATACTTAGTTCTTCAATAGATTTCATTATTTCTTTAAAACATTCATCAGTCATATCTGCGGCGCACATACTTAAAAGGTCAGTAAGTCCTTTTAATTTTTTGTCATTTACATCTTTATTAACAGATGTATCAGTAGTTTCTTGTTCACCATGAACTGATGGTTGTCCTGCTGCTGATGCCGCTGCTGATGCCGCTGCTGCTGCTGCTGCTGCTGCTTCTATATCTTGTCCTGATTCTTCACCCACTATACTATAACCAAAAAATTTATGTAAACCTGTAATATATTCGATTGGATTTCCTTGTCTATCTGGAACACATATTTCTATTTTTTTACATTCATCAGGCTGTGGCTGTGAGTATAAAATCCCATTGTATAATGCCAACCCTCCTTCAGTTTTCATTATTTCTAATGTAACGCCGGCTATAATACCAGTTGGTAGTAGATCACTATTAACCGGATTCATAATATTGCCATCTAAGTCTCCCCCAATATTAGTCAGATTTACGGGATGAATTTCACATTTATTTTCGATTCTCATAATACCGATAGCTTTAATATGTTCATCGTTTTTTTTTTTACCAATCCATTCACCAATAATAACAATATTATTAGAATCAACTTTAATATCATCTTCTTTCCATGAATAACCGACCCCCGTGGGTTTTTCTTTCACAAATCCAGTAATTAGATCATCAGGTTGAAAACCGGGGGTTTCACTTATAATTTTGTGATATAATTGTGATATAATATCATCTTTTGTAATTTTTTTATCATATTTTGTTATGAAATTAAAATTAATTAAAAATCCATTACCAGAATCTTGTTGAACTGTAATCACCTTAACACCAATACCTGTAGACTGGTTTGGCTGAGCATGGGCGTTGTATCTTTTTATTATTTCATAAAAAGGATTATTGTCGAATACATATATTTGTACATTAAAGATTATTTTTAATTCGGTTTTGGTTTGGGGATTTAGCGCGGCGGTTAGTTTTTCGGAAGCGAGCTGGGGGGGCGCTTCGGAGGTTTGATTATAAAAAATTCCCCAATTATATTGTCCATTATCATATTTAAGTTCAATGATTTTACCAGCCATTTGTTCGTATTTTATATAATAATCACGGCCTTTTTCAAATCCAAATTTTATGTATGTTGTATTTCCTTCTTTATTAAACTGTACACTTTTTATACCAGATGGCTCCTCAAGTTTATTCTCTTCATGTATATATTTCCAAGGATAATTTTGAGTTTCACTTGAATCTGTAATATCTCTATAGTATAAAAATAATAGTACATGTTTATTTAACTTTTCATCATGCACAATCCAAAAAAGCGCATCACCACCAAAAGTAGCAGGTGTTTTTTCAGTAAACGGGCCGTCGAATAAAGTCGTATCTTTAAGCGTGGCCTCCAAATATATCGATGGATCTTTTGATTTTTCATCGGGCATTATATATATTATATTTACAAAAAAAAAATATATTATTAATTATATAATGAATATAAACTGTGATTGCAAAACTATAACTTTCATAATAATATTAGCATTAATTTTATTAATATTAATGGGTGTATTATTTTACAGAGTAAAAAATAATGTAGATGAAAATAAATGTAATTGTGACAATTAATATTTAAGTATTAAACTATTATTATAATAAATATGTCAAAAGGAAATAATGGTTTAGAAAACCATGGTAATACCTGTTATTTAAATTCAGCATTACAATGTTTATCACATATTGATGTTTTGAGTGATGATAATTTTAAACATCAAATTCAAAAATATAAATCAAGAGATACACCACTATTGGATGCATGGATGGATATTCAAAATAAAATGTGGTCGGAGGATTCAACTGATGTTATTAATCCTATAACTTTAATTCAAATATTTATGAAAAAAATTCATGATGAGAAAATTTACTTTGATTCATTTATGCAAAATGATTCATCCGAGTTTTTGAATCATTTTTTAGAGTTTATTCATAAAGAACTATCTAGAAAAATAACTATGTCAATTGAAGGTGAAAAAAAAAGTAAATTAGATGAACTATATTATAACAATTTAAAGAAGCACGAACAACATTTTAAAAAAAATTATTCATATATTATAGAACAATTCTATTCAAGTGAATTAAGTTTAACACAATGTCCCAATTGTAATAATACAATAGATAATCATGAACCAATATGTATTATCCCAGTATCCTTAGATAATAATAATTATAAATCATTATATGATTGCATTGATGAATATACATCAAAATCTAAATTAGATGATAATAATAAATTTAGATGTGAAAAATGTAATAATGATGTAAATGCTGAAAAAAAAAGAGTATTTTGGGATGTAGCACCTATATTAATATTTTTAATAAAAAAGTATAATGAAAGTGGTGTAATATCTAATTATATTAATTACCCAATGGAATTAGATATGCATAAATATAGTTTAAATTATAAAGGTAAATCAACAAAATATTCATTAAGTGGTTTATGTATTCATACTGGAACTTTAAATTCAGGACATTATTATTCAATATGTAAAAATAGTGTTGAAAATAAATGGAAAGTCTATAATGATTCACAGGTAACAGATATTAATGAAGGTGAAATATTTAGTAATCATCCATATTGTTTGTTTTACAAAAATATTTAAAAATAATCTTCTTCATATTCATCAGATACATCTATTATTTCATTATAATTTTCATATAATGTTATATTTTTATAAATAAATTCAATCAAATCATATGAATTATATTTTTTTTTAAAAATATCACTAGTATATCCTTGTGCTATATTTTTTATTTCAATAAATAAATCAGTTAAATCAGAACAAAACATTGTTTCAAAATAATCGAAATTATTATCCATATTAATTTTATCTAATTCTTTATTTAAAATATAATTATCAAATAAAAAATCACAAAATTTATTAAAATAAGATTCTTCATCTGTATTTAATTTAATATATTCATTATTAATTGAAATAAAATTTAAAATATTATTATAAAATAAATTAATCATATCATTATTATTATTAATCCAATTAGATTTATTCATTTATATTAAATAAATTTATTTATAAAATATTCTATATTAAATTTAACATTATCTAACGAATCATTTGAATTTAAATATAATGTTTTCTTATTATTTTTAAATCTTAACTGACCTTGTTCTGATAAATGAGTCATATTTTTAATATGATCATTATAATTATTAGGATATAATGATTTTAATCTATTTAATCTAACTTTTTCATCAGTTAATAAAACAATATAAATCCAATTATCATCATTTTCTAAAATATTTAATTCATTTTGAAACCGTAGGTCATCAATAATACAATGAGTTTTATTTTTTGTTTGATTAATAATATATTTCGCCCATACATCTGGATCAATATCTCTCATTTTATCAGCGATATTTATTAATAGGGATCTATCTTTTACAGATTTATCCATATTAAATAATTCACGGGCTATATCTTTGATTTTTTGACCGAATGAATAAATATTATAATTATCATTAGTTTCTTTAATAATATTTGCTACCGTTGTTTTACCAGAACACATCGGACCAGAAATAGCGATTTTCATATTAATTATATTAATAAAATATAATATAATTCAAAATTTAAATAATTTACAAAAAAAAAAGTTTATTGTATTGATGATTTTTATGTTAATATTAATAAATTAGTTGCTCTCTTATGGCGGTGAACTTTTCTAGGGTTTTCTATGTTTTCTCATGGGTTTTGTAGGATAATTTTTCTTTTTCTTTTTCTTATTAGATTTCACTGGTTTAGTGTGGACGCAAGCTTCTGTGGCTTCAAATGAACGATGTATTTCATTCGTTATAATGTCTTCAACACAAGTGAATTTAAACTTGAAGGAAGATGGGTCATTAATAAATATATCGTTATATGGATGATAAGAAGGAATTATATTGCAAGTAGTCATGATGACTATGTATTAAATTATAATATTAAAAAAAAATAATCAAATTTATCTAAGCAACTGGTCCCATATTAGTAGCTTTGATAATATAATACATGATCCCAGCAATTACTATAATACTAATGGGTTGGAAAAGATTATATAATAAATCTATTAAATAATCATATTTAGTTGCTTTATTCTTAGGGAATTCTTTCGTCCATTCATCATTAGGAGGTTCCGATAATGCTGCTTGTATTTTTTTATCTTCAAGAGTACTTATTAAATTATAGAATAAATATAAATATGTGATTAAGAATACTATACAAGATATTCCTCGTAAATAAAATTCAACTGCTTCACCACTATCGGCAAAACCAGAAGATCTAAATGCATCTACTAGAATTATATACCCAAATACTAATATAGTGAAAGGTAATATATTATTCAAAATATTATGAATATTATCTCTTGAAGTGTATCCTTTTCCTTGGTCCGACCTTAATCTTTGGGTGAAAGAATATAACCAAATAATTTCAATGACAAGTGTGAAAAAAATATATAAGATTGTCATCATAAAAATATGAGGATATGCTAAATGTGGTTGAAATTTTACTAACATAACAGCAACCAATATAAATACTCCATATGTATATGCTAGTCTAAAAAATTCAGAAGTAGCAAGAGCGTTAAAAAATCCACTGGTTCCTTTACTATCAACTGGTGGTGGTGATGATGGTTGTGGCGGAGGTGGCGGTGATGGGGGTGGAGGTGTGGGGTCGGTCGTGGTA